CAGTACTTGGTGAAGATATGGAATATGCCATTAAGTACTGTGTCATGTACACAGTTGGACAGGATATTGGTTCAATTTGTCCAGAAGTATATGACGAAGAATCAAGTGATGAAGAAGATCTCGAGGAGGTTGAACCAGAAGAATGTCCGCCATTTGAGAGATACACAGGAGAAGATCCAACTTTCAAATGTATAAACGACGCATACGATCGTTGGGCTACTTGGATACCCCAGAGCCCGGTAGAAGAGATGTTAAAAAATGCTATTAATAGTAATGAGTACATCGGTTCCCGAGGGATGGACGAGTTCTGAATACAAATCATTTAAACTTACGGGTGATGATGATTCAGAAAGTAGCACTGATGGAGATTCCGACGAAGAAGAAGAGCAAATTTTTGCAAAATCGGATATAGTCAGGCGAAAAAAATACAAAAAGTTAGTCGAAAAAGAAGAGTTGTTACCCGAATAAAAATTTTCTACATATACAGTATAAAACTTACCATGTCTGCGATGCTCGAAACCGCCATTGACACTGTCGAACTTGTGACTCAAGAATTGGAAACCCAATCCCTCAACGCGATCGTTGCGGGTTTCTCTTTCGCGGCTGCTCTCAGCTGGAATGACCTTGTTCGTTGGGTGATCCAACAACTCATCAAGGTGCCAAAGAACGGTGGTACCCAATACGCTCTTACCGCGATCTTGACCACCCTTTTGTCTATCGCCGTGTATTTGGTCATTGCGCGTATCTCCACTCGTGTGTCCAAGCCAGCGCAACCAGTCTTCGCGATTACTCGTTAAGAATTGGTCGGCGTCTTCCATTCATAAGGAACATCATAATAATTCCAATAAGAACAATTATACCAATTGGGAGATATTCTCTCCATTTATAAGGATTTTCAACCATCTCCGGAATCCTTATTTCTGGCATCTCAGTTTTATCGGCGATCGCATCTAGTGGTACTTTGGGCAAACCCTTAAGTTTATCTGTAGAACCTGTAATTTCAAATTTTAATATATGATCTTGATTCCTGAAATCATATGGAATTAAACGTCCATGACTCATATAGAAGAATTCAATTTTGATATCTTGGATAAATTTTTGTGCTCCGGTGTGAAATTCGTGTATGAGTGGATCATCGGCGCCATGGTAGTTTATCATATTACTGCCATCTAATAAGATGTGCCCGGTGTAGAATGGTGTGGCAGAATATACACATTTAGTAAATTCATCTGAACCGGCTGTGAGTTTTAAAATCAATGAGTTTGGTCCATTTAGATTTATTGCACCCGATACCAAAGTATCAGCCGCATTTGGATTCTTGGATGAAAATCCTAGAACTTGATGTGGTGTTGTAGTATTTATGTTACTTAAATAACCGTTGGTGCCATCGAAAAATTCAAAAGAAAAAGTATTACTTGAATTTGTGTTTGAAAATGTAAGTGTATTTATAACGGAATCAAATACAACAGAATCGATGCATGTTGGTGTTGGGTCACCAGACACAATAAATAATTGAGACTGAAGTTCCGAAGCTAAAGTTGTTCCACTTATATAATTTTTTTCATTAAGTGTAACCTCAATTGTATCATCTGGCGCACCTGAATCATAAATACTAAAAGTCTTATTTGTAGAACAAATAGTTAATTGCGGTGTGGGTATTCTCGCAGATACCAACTTGATTTGGGTGACATCATAAATTGGTTTATCTAGTGTCACGACATAAGTATTAGCGTATGGATACACATTGGTATCTCTCATACTGCTATCTATGTCAAGGGTATGGACCTTCATTAAAATATAGGGACAATATTTTAATGATTGTTTTTGTCTAATCTATATAATTATACTTAGCAGATGCGCTGAGCTAATGGATTATTTTGAAGTTGTCTTTGAGCGAGATCAAGTGTTCTAAAATGAGGATTTTCATTACCCTTGTATGCGTTAAGTTGATGGAATGGTTTTTGTTGATAGTTTTGAGTCCAGCCACCATTTGCAGGGTTCATACGACCATCAACGCGTGTAGTATCTGAACGAACCGCGGTAAGAGCACCACCTTGTTTGAGTGCAGTTTCTCTCACATTCATACGCCCTGGGTTAGCCATACGATCAGCCTTACCTCTTCGATCTTCTGGACGGAAGCCATACTTCATGAGTTCTTCATTAGTCTTGGATGTGACCTGAGCAGCTGCACTATTTGTGTAGGCACCATAGAAACTACTAATACCTGGTGCTGGCTGATTCACATGCATATACTGTTCGTCATTACGATCAGCCTTGAAACGCGTTGGATCTTGTGGCATAGTCTGTCCTGAAATAAAACGTTTCGCACCATTAAATCCAAGACCATCCGCGCGATGACCAGTTTCTGAACGATTTGTGGTTCTCTTAGTTCTTTCATGCTCCTGTCTTGGGGTAACACCTGTCATACCCTGAGCACGACCAGGCATATTTGGTAATCGTGATGGTAAAAATGCAGTCGTTTCAGGCTTATTGTGTGTCATTTCACCAAATCCAGTTCTTCGGCCACCTCCGATATCAAAAGCGGGACCTGACCGACCTGGGAGTGTGGTGAGACGATACTCACCAACATTTATGGGATTCACACGGAATGTTTGTTGAAATCCACCTGTCGCTGGTGTATCAACGCTAACACCCAAACCTGGGCCGACAAGTTGCTTTTCAATTGGTGAAAGATTATTCATTCGACCTGTATCATACATGCGATCTCTCATAGTCAAAAGTTCCTGGCCACCACTTCGCTGCTGCTTACCAAGGTCAGCAAAACTTGCCATTTCCCTTTTACTTTCTACTTGAAATCTGGGTTCAAAATCACGTTCCATAAATTCGGGGACTCCATTATCTATCATAGTCTCGAGTACCGGTTCTTGCACAGGCTTTTGAACGAGTACTGGGGGCTCGGATTTACTGCTCAAAGCTCGTCCGGCATAAATCAACCCGGCTATAGCTGCAAGTGAAATGGGATCAGCCATTCTTATTTGTTATTAACATTTTTATTAGCGTATCTTTGCTGAAAGAGTCCGTTCTGGAGTTCGGCCCGGGTACTCACCGGTTCATAAGACATAGCGCGGAGGGGAACTTTACATTCCATATTTGTGAGAGGAAATAGGTTACGTTCATAAGTTTGGACGATGTGTTTATCGAATTGAGATGTACTTTGTGGTCTGAGTTCATCACTCACATCGATGTATCGAGCTGGCGCACCCTTTCCAGCCATATATGGCGCAGTGCCATACAACATAGTATTTGGCCGGCAACCACCACAGTTAAGGGTACTGGGCTGAGGATAAACAAAGATTTCTTCATTAGCCTTTACAATTGGGAGAGCTCCTTTATTTTGGACTATCGCAAGACCAGGTTGAAGCTGATATGCCATTTACTATTACATGAGAAATATTTATCGTCTATCACCACTAATGTCCAATCCCCGGAAGGCAGAAAGTTGAACACCCCGTGCATCCGCATCACATAACCGTGGATCGGTTCTGCACATTTTTTTATTTTTGGCACCATAACACCATTCAGCGAAAGCGGTTTGATCCCCTGGAATTTGTGAAACCGCAGTTGAGACAAATTGTCTGGCCGCGGCATTGCGCTGATATTGGGGCATCGGTGTTCTCGAGCGACCAGAATCGTATGGAATTCTATCATCTAGGAAGTACTTGACATATGGTTTAACTTGGTTGTAATTACATGCAGATGGTCTATTGGGATTATCACTATAATCAGTCATTAATACATTAGCCATTGGGTTATCAATGGTTGGCATCTGGCATTCACCATTTCTATCAGATTTAAATCCGTAAGTTTCTTTAATCATTTTAGATTTATACATAACATAAAGAACACTCAAACAAGTTCCACCTAAAACAAAAATACGTGGATCTCTTCGAGTGATGTAAATAATTGAGCATGCATATATCACAAAACGTGAAGCGGCGTTTATCCTGTCTTCGGGAGTTTGTTCATTATTTGGCCAGAACTGCAAGACCTGATCAGTCCTTATCAACTGTTTTGGATCTTCGAACCAGACCTTCATTTAATATATATCGAGTTTTATTTTTTCAACATCCCACCAAGCATACCACTCATAGCCTTCATGAGAGCATCCTGATCAAGGGTGTCCCCGTCCTGCATCTTATCCGCACAATCCTTCGCAATACTTTCAATCATAGATAATGTCTCGGCTGGAATCGCGGTAATTGTAGTACCAAGCATGTAAAGAGTTTGCAAATATTGCCAGACGGCACCCTTTGTGTTGTTCGACGCTTTATTCCAGTAGTTACCAATGTTGAATTCTTTCAAAAAATCAATCTTTTCAATTTCTTCAAGTAAAAACTTTTCGTCTTTGTTGCTGATACGATCCGCGTATGGTCCAACACCCTTCATGTACAGATCAACAATCGATCGTGGGTTTGTAGATTTAAGTAAATCAACGGCTGTCATAGCCTTCTTAATACCTTTTTCATCTGGAAAAGTCTTATGCAATTCCACAAGAAATTGTGTGAGCATATCGTTGAATGCAGTCACGGAGGTCATTTTAGTATATTTGGGGGATAATCTTTAAGTTTAAAAAGGATCGGTTGAAATAGTCTCCTTTTGACCAAGACCATTAGAAACGATGAAATAAACGAGAATCGCATTAAGAACAGCTGGTTTAGTGTATTTATTTAGTTCCAATTTTCCTTCATTATTGATTTGAGCTTTGACGTGGATGTAACCAGCGGTGATCGCACCGGCAATAAGGCCAGCCATCATTGGGTCACGAAGATATTCGGATAACTCCTCCATTTAATTATAGGCAACTTTTTTTGTACGCTGTTCTGGTGCGTCACCGAAAAAAAGGTCTTCATCTTCCTGGGGTGTAGGTAGGTCTGGTTCAGCTTGAACTACAGGTTGTGGATCCTGGACACCTGGAACAGTTTTAAATTCATTTTCAAGTCCGGTTGGTTGTAATTGGGCTTCGTCAATTTCGGGCATTGGTTCCATTTCTTGTACATCTTGTTCAAACTCTGGTTCTGGTTCAGGAAAACCTTCGGCTTCCTCTAATATATCGGGGTCTTCTGAATCATGAACCTCACCATCGAGATCAATATCGCGTGATTCTTGAGACATGTACGTCTGAAGAATTTGTTGCACTGGAATGAGTTCTTTTACTGTTTTTTCAATGCAATTACAGAAGCGAATAGTTAGTTGTTCATCACGCATGTATTCATTCTGTTCTTCGTGCATCACATAAGGGTCTTTGTAAAGATCCTTTGCGACATTATTATAACAGGTTTGAATGAAAACTTCATTTGATGGTAATTTGAGAGCAATCTTCTTGTTGTCAGCCTTTAGGCGTACTGCAGATAGAATCTTTGTACAAGCAACAAAAACGGCGGCCAGTAAATCATTAAACCAAGCACATCGATTCGCGATATTATCCGCGTGTTGTTTTGACATTGCATTTGACCAATTTGGAACTTCTTTTAATAATTTTTGATACATAATTAAAACCTTGCGACCTTTTGAAATCTTCCCGGCTTCGTCATACATATCACTAAAAACTTCAATCATAGCTGGGCACATAATGTGACATAACTGTCCGAGGTACTCTTTTTTAGCCTCTACAAGTATGCTCAAATTGTCCATTTATGATTAAGGGGGTTTTTATTAATAACCTTACTACGCACTTCATCTCCTGTATTGACTGGCAATCTTCTTCAAATTCATTAAATTGGGAAATTCCACCTCATCTTTGTAATTTTCATTTGATTCTTTCTTTTTCTTGGGTATTATCCAAGTTATATATAATTCATAATCACCAACAAATTGCACTGTAAATCCACCATGCTGAAACTGTCGTGCCAAATATCGCGCTGCTGCAGACCTATCAAATGTTGGACAACCAACTACAAATGCGGGTACTGTGAGAAACACTTGTTTATTTCCAAGTTCAACCGACTGCTTAATCTTTCGAGAAAATTGCTCGTAGATTTTGGTATAAATCTCCTTTTTGATCTGTTTTCTCTTCTCATCAATTTTGGTAATATCATTGATGCTGATCATTACAATTACATCAAATTATTTTTAGCCAAATCAAACTCACTTTTCTTTGGGATGGCACTCTCTTTCACCAATTCATAATCAATGAATTCTTGTCCAGCCTTACCATCAACAAATGGCTCAATTGTTGAAGGGGTCTGAACATCAAGTGGTTGAGAACGGAGTGCCTTCAGGACAACGGTGTCACCCTTAACTTCAAAAGTTGCCGAAACTGAAAAACCAAATGCGAAACCACTATTTTTCACAACCATAAACATGCATTCGTAGATGTCACCACCGTTACCAACGTATTTTTCAACCTTGGTAGTCTCTATAATATAAGTACAAAGACCAGTACGTTTTGCAATTTCTTCGTTAGCCATGAGAACAAATTTTTGCATTAAATCATTAGAAACTTTGGCTTCGCTCTTAGTGTAAGCCGATAAATCTGTCCTGGGATCATCCAATCTAATACTACCAACTGGTTTTGTGTATCCTGACATACCAAATACTTCTGTGTATGATTCTCGTCTGAACATTACAACTACAATCACGGCAAGTAAAATCGTCAGAAGTATATTACTGAACTTCATCATCTTTACTAATATGCGTTAATTTTTTTTTGAAATTTCCGATATACATATTAGATGTCGCTGCTGATATACAGCCCAAGATGCAAACACTCAATGGAAGTCATTGAGTATATCAACAGTCACGCGCAATTAAAACAGTTGATTCATTACCATAATATAAACACCCAAGGTATTCCGCCTGCTTACAGAAACAAAATTACACGTGTTCCAACCATGCTTACAAAGAACGGTAAAATTTTAGTTGGTGTAGAAATCAAGAACTGGTTAGAATCTCTTTTACCAAACAAAGAAGTAGAGCATTGTGGGTTCGGTGGATTTTGTTCGGGATCAATGACCGGATTAGATGATGGTGATAATGATGCTGATATATTTACACTTGATAACTATGGTGTATCACTTCAGCCTGCAATGACGCGAGAATTGGAATCTAAAATCAATAGAGACGTAAGTAAGGGTGTCGCATATTCAGATCAGATTTAAAGATTTAACGCGTATTTTATAATAGTTATGAAATTGGTTACAATCCAAGCTTCTGCGGTAAAGTCAACATTTGAAGTACTAAAAGATATTCTCAATGATATAAATATATATTTTAAGCCGAATGGTGTGTATATCACGACTTTAGATACAGCTAGAACATCTCTTGTTGATATGTTTCTTGATGCCGATAATTTCGAAGAGTATCATTGCGAGTATGACGAAATTATTGCTGGTATTAATATTTCAAATACTTTCAAACTTTTAAAAACTATTACGAACAACGACGTTCTTTCAATTGAAATTACTTCAAAGGAATACATGGATATTGAAATTACAAGTGAATCTAAGAAGACCAGTACAAAATTTAGACTGAAGCTTTTGGATATTAACGAAAGTCGTATTGAAGTTCCTGAAACTAAGATGACGAGTATCACAAATCTACCATCCGCCGATCTTCAGAGATTATGTCGCGATATGTCTAACATTGGTTCTGATATAGAAATCACTCGGGTAGGAAAAGAATTGCGAATGAAATGTGACGGAGATTTTGCAAGTCAGGAAACATCAATTGAATGCCCCGAAGAAACAATGGAAATGACTGGTCTGTATTCTCTCAGATACCTGAATATCTTTACAAAGGCGACGAGTATGTGTGCGTCTGTGCAAATTATGCAGGAAGAGGGTAATCGTTTTTTGATTCTAAAATACAACGTTGCCAACTTGGGTGAGCTTAAATTCTACCTAGCAACTAAGGTATCTGAAGATCAGTTGTAAAATCTTCAGTTGTGATAATAAGCTTTTTCATACCTAATGCGTTTGCGACTAATACTTTTGGGTATTCCCTTTTTAAAAACTTTGTCGTATAATACAAAAAATCTTGTAAAGAAACTTTTTGCCCGTGAAAATCATTTCTTGGACCAGCGTACCTTTTCACCTTTTCAGTAATGTCTCTTACCGGTTTATCATCGTGATTAACTATCCATGCACTACTCAAAGGAATTGTAAATAACATTCCATCAACTTCATTTTTACCTGGTTTAAAATTTATATCATTTGAAATCGATTTATATATTTTACCATTGTGATAATACTTTATCCTAAGTACGAGTTTTTTGACGTTCTGCGGTACGATTGTATTTCTAAAATTTTTACCAGTCACCACGGTGTAATAGTCATCCAATGCTCCGTCCCAATCCTTACTCTCATTTTTCCAAAAGTCATCTTCGATTTGATATTTCATCCTATAATCAATTTTGTATTCGAGTTCCTCTGATATAATGGAGTAATCGGCTGGTGTAACGAACCGCTTATAAGTAGAATACACCGGAAGTATAATACTACTTAAAAGTTTAACAAGCATTCTTATTTATAATGGAGGGAAACTTTTTAAGTAGATATAACAACAAGATTGACGACTGGGCTAACCTGATTCAATCTGATCCCTCTAATAAACGTAGGTACGAGGCTGAAATGTCAGATTATATAATTCGCTGTATGCCATTTATGAATCAATATACAGATGAAAAGATTGAAGAGATTAATACAGATAATGTATTTAATGTCAAAGAGACCGTTGGACTTCAACGTAAAGATATATTCAGAGATTATCTTATAGAAGTTGAAAATCAAAATATATCTAGACCGAGAGAACGTAGGAATGATATATGTGATAACTGTTCCTCGAGTAATGTAGTACATTTTCACGATACGAGTGAATTAGTCTGTGATTCATGTGGATTAGTATTGTCATGTCTAATTAGCGAAGAATTGACGTACCGAGAAGAACAGGAAACATCTGAAAAGGTTGTAAATTATTCGTATAAGAGGGAGAATCACTTTAACGAATGGCTAAGTCAATTTCAAGCCCAAGAGATGACAACTATACCAGATGAAGTGATGGATCAACTCAGGAGTGAGTTAAAAAAGATGAAGATTAGGAATTTGGAAGAGATTACACACACAAAGATTAGAGGACTTCTCAAAAAACTGAGACTTAATAAATATTATGAGCATGTCCCATATATTACGAATATCCTAAATGGTATAAAAGCTCCAAATATGCCACAGCAACTAGAAGAAAGGTTACGAATAATGTTCAAAGATATTCAAAAACCATTCGATGATAACTGTCCTTCAGATAGGAAGAACTTTCTTAGCTATTCATATGTTTTATATAAATTCTGTGAATTATTAGGCGAGGATGAATATTTACAATACTTTCCACTCCTCAAGTCAAAGAGCAAACTTTATCAACAAGATGTAATATGGAAGTTGATATGCTGCGATCTACAATGGGAATTTATACCAACGATATAGTAACAATGGAACAGTGTCCAAATTTTGATATTTGTCACAAAAACAAGGACGTAAGATTAAAAGTGTGCAGTCCTTGTTTTTGGAGATTTAATAACGAGGTTTTAAAATTTGACCATCGCGAATGCCCGATATGTTATAATACACATAAATGTGTAAAGTTTAGAAAATGTACGCACTATGTATGCCTAACATGCTTTCATAAAATTGATAAGTGTCCGGTATGTCGTTCAGACTTAAAGATGCCAATATAAATGTGATTAATGGATGAACATACACAGTTTTGTGTAGAAGAGGCTAAGTATCATCTACAAAGAGCTAATGAATTACTCACCGAAGGATTATGTAATCCGAAGAAATATCACGACGAAGCAACACAGTTTTATACTATGATGGCGAAGTTATTTCCATTTATGATTCTATTACAATCTTCCGAACCTCCACTTCCCGATCAGGAAACGGAGGATAATTTATCAGATACGCAGTCTTCAGTTTCATCAGACGAAGATAGTTATGTGCCTGTAACTCCGCCGCATCATTGAGAGTTTTAATAGTTTTGAACTCAAGGACAATTTCATTATTTACAATGATGTCCGCTCTCAAGTTACCAATAATGTGCCCTTCAAATGGAATGGGAACAATACGCTCAGATTCATAAGGAATACCATCGCGTCTTAGAAGGACTTCCATAGCATTATGATATACTCTCTCACTGTATCCAGCACCAAGTTGAGAATATATCTGTTCAGCTAATACTCGCACGTCAATCATATTAAAAATTATGTTGCTTTCTTTTAATATAATGTGGTGGTGGCCATTTAACCATATACACATTTCTAATTCTAAATCCTTCAGCTACCTATATGGTGAATAACACTTAAAGTTTTAAAATGCTCGTAATTTAAATATGGGTATCTTTTATTTTCCAAGTCAATTTGTATATTGGAAAAGAATTAAAAACCATAAAAATTTTAAAGATAAGTTATTAAATATTATAGATAATAACATATCTTTAAAAGAACACGCTCTTATTGGTAATGGTGTATCAACATATAATAAACGAGATGAAAATGGTATTGATATTAATAAAATTATTGTAGAATCTAATAAAGATATTATTGACTCGGTTGTATGGGAAACATTAGATTCGGCATTGAAAGAACTTAACGGTAGACAAAATCACGATAAAATAGATATTTTAGAATCTCGTATAATAGGATCGTGGATATCGTTATATGATAATAATGGGACAGTGGATATTCATAACCATGAATCATATACAACTAGAATTATAGACGGTAAAGAATACAAACATACATTTTCTATGATTTATATTTTAAAGGATGATAATGAAAGAAATCAAACTGTATTTTTAAACCCACAAATGTGTGGTGTGAGTACTAGTAAAATACTGGAGACTAAATTTGACACAGGTAATATCAAAGAAATTGGTGAAGGAACCGTTTTAGTATTTCCATCAAATTTATATCATTATGTAAAATCTATCACAAAACCCGGTAGGATTGTACTATCTTTTAATATTATGTCACTTTATCATTGAACCTAAACACTTAAAGTTTAAATTTCACTATATTCAAATGCCATTTCATAGGTTTCCACATGACTTTGTTTATTGGGATCAGGTAAAAGACCATGATATAATAAAAAGAGACCTTTTACCTCTTATAAAAAGTTATAAGTCTCGTGACACGACCAATAAACCAGGTTTAGTTAATGCATATACCAATTTTTATCTAAAATCTGAATCCGAACCTGAGTGTAAAGAGTTACAACATCCATTGTTAGTAAAAGAAATATGGCGAATTTTAGATGAAGCTGTTTTGAATGTTTTTGATAGTAAAACAAGCTTCAAACCAAAGATTTCAACGTCTAGAATTAAAAATTACTGGTACACGCATTATCACAAAAATGGAAGTTTCCAGTTTCATTGTCATTCCAATAACGAAGTGTTTCATTTAGATGACGGAATATACCATCCAACTTTTTCAATGATATATATCTTAAATGACGAAAATGAAAAAAATGTAACAACATTCAGTAAATTAGACCAACGAATACCACTTTTTAATCTACCAGAATATCATTTTGATACAAAAAATGTAAAAGAAATAAAAGAAGGTACTTTACTTATTTTCCCATCAACTTTATATCATAAAGTTGATGAAGTTGAAAAACCTGGAAGAGTTACACTAGCATTTAATATAGTATCAAAATAACTATAAATCAAGTTTATCAAGGTAAGTCAAAACAATCCACATGATACCAATACCGATAACAGATGCACCGGCTACACCGTTCAGAATCATCAGTTTTTTCGTACCATGTGGAATAAGACCCATAATAGCAGCTACCCCCGTCATACTCACAATTGAAGAAATTGTAAATCCTAACAGATACAATAAAAGACGACCAGTATCATCCAAGAATAGTGCTGGTAAAACATAAACAATACCACTTAGACCCGAAATTCCGTGGATAGCACCAACGACGTATGCACTCGTAGGGCTATCGGTAAATGTATCGCCCATTTTCCACTGTTTGAACTTTTCCCATAGAGTTTTTGTTTCATTTATAACTTCCTCACCATCTAGAGAATGTATATGTGACATATGATGTTCATGTGCTTCATAGTGTGCGTCAGAACCATGTACAACCGGTGCTTGTAACCCATCTATGGGGTGTAAGTTTGTATCGTTGTTACATATGATATCATTTTCGTATATATGTTTTATACGTGTATTTTCTCTTTTTCGCCATTTGTGTAATGATATAAGAGACGCCACCCCAACGAGTACCATCATTGTTCCAACTATATAATCACTCACAGTAGCAATTTTTTCCATGGGTATTGAACTTCTGAATGACATAAAAATCGATGTCATAAAACCGAGACCTAATACATGACCAATACCCCACCTATACCCCTGTAACGCGGATTTACGCCATGTATTATCTCCGGTTTCATGTTGCCTTCTTTTTACACCTGCAACGAGTACTACAAGAGCACTTACATGATCTGGTCCAAGTACAACATGTCCAACACCCATCAACATAGATATACAGAATGACTGCCATGGTGATGATGTTGATATTGTAGATAAATTAACCATTTTAATTATTAATTATTAATTATCACATTCTTTAACTTCTGTTTGGCCTAAGTCTATTTTTAATAGATCATCTAAAGAATTTTTTAAATAACACGGTCCATGACCCCACATTGTAGCTATCCATTTTTCACCCTTTGTTACCCGCTGTCCTTCGTGTTTAGAACTTAAATCTATACAATTATTGACATCTGTGCTTCTAAACATTAATATACCACCTTTTGGAATTCTAAAGGATTTATTTTCTAAATTTATAAAGTTCGTTTTACCACCTTCATAATCGTCATTTAATCCAATTATGAATGTTATATATCTCCCTCTATGATCAGCTAGTGGTCCATCGGATTGAAGATTTACATCGAGGTGAGGTCTGTAAAACCCATTTGTTTCATAATGTGTGACCTGTAATCCTTCCAATTCATGGAACGGTACCTGAAATATAGTAGATATTCGACTTGTAATTCGTCTCGCAATATTATCTTTTAAATTATCAAATACCGCTGTGTTACTCACTCTAACATTATCTGAAGAACCACGTCCTATGCTTGAAGGTGTCATTCGGTTTTTACTTATATTAATCAAACATTCACATTCTTTTTCTGTTAAAAAATGTTTGAATAGCATAGGTTCTTTATAGATATCCATTATTTGGAATTGAATGTATTTTTTAAATGGTTTAAAAGGTTATACACCATGTATTATAATGTCGAGTTATATATTTCCATGTCAATATGTTTTTTGGAAAACTGTTGATAATCATACGGAAATTAAACAGAAATTAATGCCAGTTATTGAACAGATCAAAAATGATTTTATAAAAGATCACAATCCATTTGAAAGTTGTACAATGGTATCAAGTTTATATCACGATGATCGTGTAAAACACAGTGAAATAAACAGTTTTTTAATGTCATCTGATTTGTTAAAACTTGTATGGAATACAGTAGATGAAAATATAAAACATCTAGTAGATAAAGGTATTGACTGCCCAGTTCCTAAACATTCCATATGCACTGAATCATGGTTTAACATATATGGAAAAAATCATCATCAAGAAATGCATCGACATATGAACGCACCATTTGCAATTGACGGGGACGTATATACATCTTCCTATTCAATCGTTTATATATTAAATGATGATGCACCAGATGAAAATAGTCTAGTTTTTAGAAATATAATGGAAAAATCGTATGCTTCGGGTGATAATAAATTGTTTAAAACGAGGGAAGTACCAACGATAAAAGAGGGTACCATTTTAGTATTTCCATCATCATTAGACCATTATATAGAACCCGTAAAAAAGGCTGGAAGGATTACAATAATATATAATATTATGTCTTCTTGGAATTATAAATAACTATATTTATGAACCCAAAGATTACATATCCATTTTTCTCCAGACTTTACAGGTTTCCCACCATGTAAAGATTTGGAACAAGATAATTCATAGTTGTCCAAATTATGAAAAAATAACGCATCACCTTCATTTAGTTTAAAACGTTTATTTATATTTGGAAATTCTGTTTCGCCACCCTCATAATTATCACTCAAAGATATGAGAAAAGTGTATAATCTTGGATTCTTATCATTTATTGAATCATAATGTGGTTTGTAGTAACCACCTGCATTATATTTAACTACTTGGAGACTTTCACAATTAATTTTAGGTCTATCTGTGAATTGAAGACATCTATCTACTACATTTGAAACAATTGGGTCATTTAAATCTAACCATGCTGTGTTACTTTTACGAACTGATGTATCGACTTCTTTCTTTGAAGAAATTTCCGACGGTTCAAGATCATTGCGCGCTTTATTGATTATATAGTCTCTCTCCTTCTTTGTTATTATATTTGAAACTACTTTTGGTTCCACATACGTTGGAATAAGGTAAATTATCAAAATGATAATAAAGAATAATAGTAACATCTTACATTTAGAAAAGATTAATATTACAAGGAGTTACACAATTATATCTTTTCCGGATAGTTTCTATCACATCATTAGCATATTCAATTAGTTTTATACTTATATCAATAATTTCATCTACGCGTTCTGGTTCGATAACATACTGTCTTAACAAGTCACCACCTGTATCTATAACCATTCTAAAAATGTTAGTGATATCACGATGTCTTTCTCTTTGCTTATCTCTTCTTTGTAGTTCCTTTTTGAAATCTACTTCATTTAGTTCATTGAGCATATAAGCGACGCGGAGATAACTATTATCGTTATCATATACATTTCCATATCTGTATATAAGATCTCTATCCAAGTGATAGATAATCATGGCAAGACGTGTGATATCATCGGATGCGTTTATTTGTCTCAATTCCCTAAAAGTTGGAACACCGCCACATGGAATGTCACCATGTTCTCTAGATGTAATACGAGATCTTTGGAATTCTACATAATGTGGATTATGTATCCTACCAGTTTCTACATGTCCGGTACGCCAATCAAAAGCTGTATGACAATCTGGACACCACATCTGAGCACACCCAGATAGTTTATGTATCATTGTTCCGCATTTGGGACATGGTCTTGTGTCTTTGTTGATAAGTTCCATACTTTTAACGGATTCTGGGTCACATTGATGATCATCAACTAAACGCTCGTTACATTTTTCACAAAAATGCTTCTCACATAAACCACAAAACCAATTCTCATTCATAAATCCTTTACATTCTTCGGTGGGACATTTACGAATAAACTTTCTGGGTTCTTCATCGACAACTAATTCTCCCATGCGACGCAGACGCTCTAATTCTCGATAACTCGCTTCCATTTGATCACGGAGATCTAAAATCTCTGTTGGAAGTGGAACTGTGTTTGTTACCGGGATATAAATACCATGACGTTGATGAACTTCAATTAATCGTCTTCTCTGATCGTTAATTGTTTTATGAAGTTTTCTCATTGCAATTATTCGCTCAACTTCTGGTTGAGTTTCAGGCATTCGCGTCTTTTCTCTCTCAAAAAGAATTGTCTCCCGGTGGCGACGAAGTTCTGTATTACGAAAGTATTTTGTACAAAATGTATCTACGAATTCCCTATTCCACATATTCTTACAACCCATACAATGTGGATCGTCGGATATAGAAAGGAGATACCTTTGGGAACACTCACGACAACTCTGTAAATCACAGAAGGGGCATTCAACCTTTTTGTGATTTATTTTATTGAACTTTTCACAACATACATCACAATTCTTCATTAATTAAAAAATTGCTTTAAGTCTTTAACTTTTAATCAAAATAAAACTCATGATACCCATGAGGATATAACCTAACTTACCTTTCTTTTCTAGCTCGGGGACTGGCTCTGGCTCGGGTTCTGGTGTTGGCTCGCGGACGGGCTCGAGCATCGCTTCACGAATTCGCAATCGTCTATAGAGTATGGACATTTGTATTTACATATATTTTTCTTTGACCCAGTCCCGATCCTTCTTGAAAATCTTGGACAACTTGGGGTCCGTGCGCTTGAAGAGAATCATCAAAACATTGAGGCGGCGGAAGAGACCGAGAGGTGGCTCACCTGCTCTAATGACCTTCGCGAGCGCGCGATGTCTCGCAAGTTCAGACTTTTCGCGTACATCTGAATAGCCATGCATACTAAGCTTACTGTTTGATCGGATTGGAATAATAACTTTAACCTTCATTTAATAATACTTTAGAAAATTTTAAATATTACAACAGTTTTGCTAAATCATTAACTTTGTGAATAATATTAAACAATTGTTCATTTGTTTTAACATCTGACAAATTTATAATTTCAAGTTCAATTTGGTACGAAGATTCTTCTTCAGAATCCATATCAACATTATCACCAGATGAAATTGTCATATCGATACTAAGATTTTTTCGAATAAAAGAGTGTCTTGTCTTTGTACGTTTTCGATCCATTGCATATTCACCCCATGTAGGAATTTCCCTTGAAATACTGAAACGTAAATCAAGTGGAGAACCCACAAAATCTTGTTTTACAACATTGATCTTTTGAATCATTTTTTGCTCACCAGTGTCTTGGTTTGCTGTAATTCTGATATTATTCTCATCGTTGTAATATATATCTGAAACAGTATTCTCAACCTTTTCCCATCCATCATACTTCATAAGTCCTTGAAGTACTCTATCAAATACATCTTTGCCGACGTTTGTATCAAATAATGACCCGTTGTGCTTTCCCAGACGAATTTCAACTTCTACGTTTTCTTCGTCTTTGTGACACTCAAAGACGGGAAATACTTTATCAATAATACTCTGAACTTCGTGCATTTTTCTTTACATTTTATAATCGCGTCATTTTCTTAAGTGTTTTTTATACACAATTTGTAATGAAAGGTTTTTTAAACCTTGGAAATACATGTTATTTTAACACTGCAATACAATGTCTCTTTCATATACCAGTACTTTCAAATTACTTTTTGCAAAAAGAATATGAAGGTGATTGTAATTTTACTAAAATATATGCAAAACTTGTAAATTTCTACTGGAGGTCAGAAGACAGGGGAAATGTTAACCCAGGTCCTCTTATTTATCAGTTTTATAAACATTTTCCACGTTTTGAAAATAAAGAACCACATGACGTTCAGGAAGCTATTCTTTGTATCATAGATATTCTTGAAACTGCACAACCAATTATCAAGGAATGGTTTTATGGTAAAAAGACACAGGAAACTATATGGCCATGTGGAAAAACAACAACATCCGAGGACTTCGGTATTCATATAGTAACTTCACAAGGTAATGATTTAGGTGAAATGCTAAGAAAGAGTACAGATTGGAATAGTATTGAAAATTTCGAGGATACCGAGGGTAAAGTGCATAGCATAGCTACAACTCGGATGATATTTTCAAAACTTCCACAAGTTCTTATGATCTCATTTGATAGAAAAAGCTACATACATGTTATTGA